CTTTCATCTGATCTTTCCTCCGATCTTCCAAATCAGCCTCTTGCATATCCCAAGTAATAAGCTCAAAGTTACCGTGACTGAACAAAAGCATAGCAATGTGCTCAAGAATCGGATCTTCCAATGTGTGCCGAAGCTCCGGGGATACAGTAACATCCCACGCAGAACCATCGTTCTCATACACATGTCCGTACCTCATCTTTTCAGCCACTTCCCTCATCGCAACCATCTTGGGTCGGTGCTTGATACTATGCCGCTCAAAATGATCAAAGTACAAATCTTCGAAACATTTGACCGTCAACAAAGCACAGAGCTGGCCGGCACCGCCGCATGACATAATCATACGTGGTTCCTTTCCCTTAGCAAGAATCTCATCCTTAATCGACACAGCCCATTTCACAAAATGCTGATTCGCCGAGGTTGCCATCAACATATCCAAAGCATTCTGAACAGTACGTTGGGACCATTTCTTCGAAACAAGCTCATTCAAGCAAGGATTGTCTGCGGCCCATTGCTGGACCCTCCGTTTCGTGAAAACATGATCCTTCAGTGCCCTCTGCACTGACAGAATGCCCGCATAAACTTTGTCACTGGGTTTGAATGGTTTAGCTTTCCCTTCCACCCTACCTTTACATGCCCTGATAACATTCTCAAGAGCATCAGTGTAGTGTTGAACTTCCTGGGTGGTGGGACCAATGGGAGTAGCGACACGTGGGACCGGAATGTCCCTAGTCTCAACCCTGGCGAGGTAATCCTCACCTGACTCAATGTTGGTTTCGAGTATAACTGATTCCAACGGTCCGACAATCGTATTGACTGGAATTCTATCATCTGGTGACATCGCACGAGGTTCCGGGAGATTTTCGAACCATGTTCGTATCTCATCTATATGCGCACCCGGATCCGTTGTCACCGAACTCACCTCATCTGGATGATCATTCTCAGATTCTGGCAACGGAGGAAGCTGTAACACCCTAGGAACAGCCGGGGGTGAAACAGAAGCATCCTCATCATCCTCATCCTCATTCTCCGTGATATCTCTGAGCGGTAAAATCTTGTAATGCGCATGCCCGCCCCACAACTGAGAAACCTTTCTTCCAAGATAAAACAGACCCAATTCCCAAAATGGACACATGGAAAAAGCGGCCAATCCCCATCGCACAGATTTGGGCATATCCCAATTGGCAAGAATCCGTTTGGTACCTAAGCCGAGAGCTGTAACTGTAGTCAGACCACCCATTCCGTAGAGAAAAAGGGTGTGCCGATTGAATCTGGTCGACAACAATTGCTGTCGAACATGAACCTGTGAAAGTGCCTCAGGTATCAAACGCATCATTGCGACCCTGCGCAACGGATCCTTTTCTGATCGGATCTCAGATGTCAGAGACTGATTCAGAGATTTGTCAGCGGCCGTACAATAATCAATGCACAACCGAGCGAAAAAATCATCCTCCAGTCTAAAGGTCCGTACAGTCCGAGTATACTCACGCAGACATCTCGGAATT